AATAGTTACTTACGTAATAACAATATCACAATTAAACGAAGCACTACAATCACTTCTAATAATAGCAACGTTGGTTTATACAGTAATTAAGATTATACAACTTTTAAACGATAAGAAATGGTAAGAACATTAAGATACATAGCAAATAAATTAGAGAAATTTAATATTGCAGTTGCTAAAGGCTGGAACAAATGGCTTGGTAAATTAAAGATGTAATGACTAATGAAATCTTATTTTACATACAGTGAATTTGACTCGCCTGACTTTCCTGATAGTGGTCGTAATATGGATCCAACTTTTCTCCGCATGCTCAACCATGCACGTCAAATTGCAGGAATACCATTTAAAATTAATTCAGGATTCAGAACTGAAGAGCATAATGAAAAAGTGGGAGGATCAGAGAACTCGTCACATTTACGAGGATTCGCTGCCGATATACATGCAACATCCAGCACGTATAGATACGAAATACTATCAGCACTTATTAAAGCTGGATTCTATAGGATAGGTGTTGCTAATACGTTTATACACGTAGACAGTGATCCTACAAAAACACAAAAAGTAATTTGGACATATGCTTAAACTATTAAAAAAACTATTAGGTTTACAAAGTCAATCTGATATAGGTGGACTAGGTATGGAGATAAGAGAGCTTATCAAGGGAAAAGAAATAGATCCACAACAATTAATAGAATTACAATCAGAGATAAATAAAGTAGAGGCACAGCACAGAACAATCTTCGTAGCTGGATGGAGACCTTTCATAGGATGGGTTTGTGGTGTAGCATTAGCTTATAACTTTGTATTAAGAGATTTATTGATATGGTTTTTAGGACAAGAGCAAGTTCCACCAGCACTACAAATGGAACATTTAATGACAGTATTAGTTGGTATGTTAGGACTTGGAGGAATGAGAACGTTTGAGAAACTAAACAACAAGTCTAATTAATATGTCAATAAAATTAAAACCTTCTACAAAGGAATATAAAAGAGATGCAAGAGGCAAGATAATTGGAAAACAATACACTTGGAAACATCATCCACCTTGTAGTTTTAAAACTAAAGAATTGATAACAATGTATAATAGTTCTACTTATAGTAGAAAAAAACATTTAATTCTTAAAGAACTAAATAGAAGATCTGTAGAGGTATAAATCCTATAAAGGACAAGGCGAGAGAAGAGAGTATTAACATCTTCTGTTAAAAAGAAAATTAACTCATCTATTTACTTTTAAAAAAAAAGTAGATAACTTTGGTGGGTTAGTGGTAATTAATGTATAACAATTATTATTAAATTAATAAATTAATATTTAAATATGGATGATATAAGAAGATTAGCTGATAAAATTATAAATGATTTTAATTTAACTGTAAAAGACAGATCAGATGAACTGTTAAAACTAGATGCAATACAATATACTAATCTTGGTTTAGATTCATCTAAAACAGAAAAGAAAGAAGTAAAGGCTAATTCTAAATACATCTATAAAAAAATAGAAGAGATAGATCCAGAATCTGGTAAACATTTAATAACAAGTATGGATAAATAATTATGCCTAGAAAACCTAAACGAAAGAACTTAATAAAAAAACTAGATGCTGTATTTTCTAAATACATAAGATTAAGAGACGCAGACACAGAAGGCTACTGCAGATGTTCTACTTGTGGAGAAGTACATCATTGGACTAAAATACAAGCAGGACACTTTATATCAAGAAAACATTATGCAACAAGATGGAATGAAGAGAATGTACACGCTCAATGTGTAGCTTGTAATGTCTTTCGATATGGTGAGCAATATAAGTTTAGTTTATATCTTGGTGATAAGTTGTCAAAGGAATTATTAGAAAAAAGCAGATTGATTGCTAAATTTACAGATATAGAAATCAAAGAAATGATTGACGATTATAATGATAGAATAAAACAATTTTCTTTTCATTCGTAAATTTTTCTAGTTTTTATTGTTCTTTGTTTAAAGGAGGGATTAAGTTCCCTCTTTTTTTTTGAATATATTTTATTAACATTTTATTATAATATTAAAATAATTTGTTAACTTTATATTATGATTGAATTACATTACATAGAACTACTAAAAAAAAAGCAAGAAGAAATAGATAGATTAAGATCTGCTTTATTTGAAATACTACAAGCTGACTTTTTAAGTAAACAAGATAAACAACTAATAATAAATAATTTTTTTACAAATGACAAAGACGAAACCGACTAGAATTAATCAAACACAAGATTCTATTAGTAAACAAGGAGCTGTAGATAGAGCTACCGAAATAGCACTCAATCCAGTTTGGAGAGCTGCTACCGATAAAGAGAAACAACAAATACTAGGAGACATAAGTTTAATAGGTAAGTATCTTTATTTCGAGAAAAATCTGTTACCAACATCAGAGGACTATAAAATGTTATATAATTTAAATAAATAAATATGGAACTTACAGGAACTATTAAATCAATAGGAAGTTTAGAAACAATTAAACAGTTAAAGAAAAAAACTGTATTAGTAGAGACTGCTGGAAACTATCCGCAAACGATACCAGTAGAATTTTTAAATAAAAATATAGATTTAGTAAACAGCTTACAAGTAGGTCAAACAATTAATGTTGCAGTTAATTTAAGATCTAACGAGTATAAAGGTAAATACTACATAAACGTTACAGGATGGAAAATAGTTAATGCTGTTGCAGAAACAACATCAAACGCACAAATGCCAGACGTAAACGACAATCTTCCATTCTAAAATGCTAGTAAACTCTTCTAACATATTTAAAAAACTATTAGATATAAAACACGGAAGGGTTAAGGAAGGTTTAAAAATAGGAGTACCAGACATAGACGAGTACTTACGATATAAACAGGGCAACTTTAATTTATTAATTGGTCATGCGAATGTTGGCAAAACAACTGTTATATTGTATTTATTCGTCATTTGGGCTCTTAAACACAAAAAGAGGTTTTTAATCTGGTCTTCAGAGAATACACCTCAATCAATACAAAGAAAAATAGTAGAGTTTAAAATGCGTAAGCCAATTACAAAGGCAGAGGACGCAGAGATAAAAGATGCACTTGAATGGTCTGATACTTATTTTAAGATTATTGATGTTGAAGAGCTCTACACATATAAAGAATTACTAGAAGAAGCTAAAGCAATTAAAGATGCTTGGGATTATGATGCAATACTTATAGATCCATACAACTCTTTAATAAAAGACAAACAACTATATAAAGAAGTAGGAGGTCACGAGTACGACTATCAAGTAAGTACAGAGTTTAGATTGTTTGCTAAAAAAAATAACATCACTCTGTTTTTAAATGCTCATGGAGTAACAGAAGCATTAAGACGTATGCATCCTAAAGGACATGAATACGAAGGTTTACCAATGCCTTTAAATATTGCTAGTGTTGAAGGAGGGGGTAAGTGGGGAAACCGCTGTGATGATCTGATTTGTATTCACAGGTACACGTCTCATCCAACTGATTGGATATATTCAAACCTTTTAGTTTTAAAGATTAAAGAAATGGAAACAGGAGGAAGATGTACACCATTTGATGAGCCAATAAAATTAAGAATGGAAAAGAATAATATAGGTTTTACATTTATGGATAAAGACCTTTTAGATAAACAAAAAAAAGAATTACTATTTTGATACTTATATCTTTATTAATATTAACAACAATTTTTGTAATGATAGGACAATACAAGAATGCAGATATTTATATAGCATTGATAAAAGGTTTTATGATAGGAGCATTATTTCACAAAGAACAATATGATGACGGATTTGATGAATACACATTACAGTGTGTAATAGGATTTATAAATGTTACAGTGAAATGGGAACAACAGCAGACTGGCTTGGACTAGTAGCGAAGCAACATAAAGAATGGATCAGAATAGTCAATGGGTTTGGTGAGTATGATTATGCAGAAGACATTGTACAAGAGAGTTATTTGATATTATATAAATATGCTAAACCAGAGAAGGTTATTGAGAATGGGATTATCCGTAGGGGTTATATGTATTTTACTTTACGTACTACTTACTACTTATACTATAATAGTAAGCGAAAAGTTAGGAAAGTTTCTATTGATGATGGATTACTTCAGTTAGAAGACAATACTGATTTAAGAGAACAGGATGCTTATAATTTAATATGCGAAAAAATAGATGATGAAATAGAAAACTGGCACTGGTATGATAAGAAGCTTTTTGTTCTGTATAGAGATACAAATATGAGTATAAGAAAGATTGCAGCAGAAACAAAAATAAGTTGGGTAAGTATATTTAATACATTAAAGAATGCAAAAATTATATTAAAAGATAAATTAAAAGAAGATTACGAAGATTACAAAAACGAAGATTATGAGCGATTACAATAAGTTTAAAGCAAATTTTGAATATCAACAAAAAGTAGCAGCTAAAGGATTTGGCGATACAGTTGAGAAAATAACAAAAGCAACAGGAATAAAAAAAGTTGTAGATACTGTAGCAGAAGCACTAGATGCAGACTGTGGATGCGATAAAAGGAAGAAGAAACTAAATGAACTGTTTCCCTATAAGATGCCAGAGCTATTTACAGAACAAGAATTTTTGTATCTTCAAGATATATTTATAGAAAAAAAGAACGATATAACAAAATACGCACCAAGAATGTTAGAGATATACAATAGAGTTTTTAATGATAAAAAACATCTTACTAATTGTAGTCCTTGCTTTGTTGGTCAAGTGTATAACAAACTAGAAGCAATTTACAATGAATACAAATAAAATGGAATTAATCAAAGAACTAGAATACGTTACAAACTACCAGACTTTAGGAAATAAATTAATGAAGTGGGGTAAAGAATCAAACAACCAAGAAATAAAAGAATGTAAAGGATGTTTAGCAGAGATAGGAATCTATGTTGCTCATTTGGAATATGAAAGAAGAACTTACGAAAAGACAATAGAGTCTTATAGATCAGACAAAGTTAGAGCTCTTACAAGAGCAAGAAGAGTTGAAACAGAACTTGAAGAAGCTAACAAGATAGTAAGGAAGTATAACAAAGGAAAAGAACTAGGACTATGATTAATCTTTATAACATGGACTGTATGGAAGCTATGAAAGATATGGCTGACAACCAATATGATTTAGCTATTGTTGATCCACCTTATGGAATATCAAGATTTGGAAACAGAATAGATAAGACTTTAAAAATTAATAAATGGGATACAAAACCTACTAAAGAATATTTTAATGAATTATTTAGAATATCAAATAATCAAATAATATGGGGTGCTAATAATTTTGATTTACCAACATCAGAGTATTTTTGTGTATGGGATAAAAAACAAACAGTTGATAACTTTGCAAGTGCTGAATATGCTTTTGTAAGTATGGGGTTAAAAAAACCTGCAAAAGTATTTAGATATTCAATTCATAAAGTTATACAAGACAGAAAATCAGAAAATGGTAAAATACACCCTACACAAAAACCAGTTAAGCTATATGAATGGCTTTTAATGAACTATGCTAAAGAGGGTGATAAGATATTAGATACTCATTTAGGATCAGGTAGTATAGCAATAGCTTGTCATAATTTAGGATATGATTTAGATGCTTATGAAATAGACAAAGAATATTATAAAGCAACATTAAAAAGATTTAATAATCACACAGTACAATTAAGATTACTATGAGCAAACACAAAGAAAGAAAACAAATGCCAGTATTTACTGGAGTGTTAAAGTATTTTCCTAATGCACTTAAATATGTATCAAAGATAAGTTACATAGGAAACCAGCAACATCATCCAGACAAACCATTGCACTGGGACAAGAGTAAATCAACAGATCAGTTAGATGCTTTAACAAGACACCTAATAGACCACACTACAGATCCTTTAGATGATGATGGAATGTTACATCTGGGAAAGGTAGCATGGAGAGCCCTTGCTGCATTAGAAGACCAATTAGATAAAAATGAATAATACAATAACATTACTTAACGGAAAACAATACTCACCAGAAGATCTAATTCCTAAAATGGATGACGATAAGTTTTACTATGGAGAGCTAGGAAGAACAGCATTGAGTTCTTCTTCTATAAAGTATTTAATGGATAGTCCTAAAGCTTATGCTAGAAGTTTAAACTTTAAGTCAGACAACCCAGCATTTAAAGCAGGAAGACTTATACATTTAGCAGCATTAGAACCAGACAAGGTAGATAGTCTAGTACACATAGTAGAAGTACAATCAGCAAGAACAAAAAAATACACAGAGAAAGTAGCAGAGGTAGGATCAGATGAATTTGTATATACAAGAAAAGACTATGACAAAGCAATGTATACAGTAGACGCTTTACTCCAGAATGATCTGTGGCAAAGAATGACAAGAGGAGCAGAGTTTGAGATACCAGCTATAGGAATGTTACACGGTTATCCTTTCAGAGGTAAGGCAGATATTTTAGGAGATGGCTTTATAGCAGATTTAAAAACAACAGCAGATGTAAAAGCATTTCCTTATTCAGCCAAGAAATATTCATATGACGTACAGCTTTATATTTATTGTGAATTATTTAATGTATCTTATGATAAGTTTTATTTCTTTGCAATAGATAAAGCAAAAGGAGATCTGGGTATGTGGGATGCAAAAGAAAGTTTTTACTTATCTGGTAAAGAAAAATTAGAAAGAGCAATTAAAACATTTGAAGAATACTTTGTAAAAAGAGAATCAGAATTAAATGAATATGTATTACGAGGAACTCTACAATGATGAAATAGAAAAATATTATCTAATGGCACTAATGGATTTAGCAGCTGGTTCAACAGAAAAAGAACTTGAAAATGCTATAAAGCTTTATGAAACTTTAGAAAACTATGAAGCGTGTGCTGGAATATTAAAAGCAATAAACGAAAACAAATATTACAACTATGATTACATCAGAACTAAAAAAAATAATAAAGGAAGAGACTAATATTGATTTAGAAAACAAAGAAGTTTTAACGTGTAGAGACAGAGACTTTGTTGAAGCAAGAGGAATATATTATAAACTCCTACGTAAGTATACTAATATGACTTATTTAAAAATAGGTAAAACAGTAAATAAAAACCACGCAACAGTATTGCATGCTTCAGAAGCTTTTCCATATTGGTTAAAGCAAGATGAAGGATTACTAAACACCTATAATAAAATAAAAGAAAAGTTTACAAAGTATCTAGGGTATGAAAAGCTAGATAAAAAACTAGAATACAATCTAGAGATGTTAGTAGATAATTATCTTATGCTTAAAAAGCAATACGAAGAACTTAAAAGAAAATATGAAAACGGAAACTTGTTAGACTAATGTTACAAATATCTCTTAACGAAGAAATAATCACCTACAGTAAAAAGTTGGTAGAGAGAACTAACTTCGGTATGAGAGGATTCGCAGATGGCAACAAGAGAAATCAATACATAGGAATAGTAGGAGAAAACACCATAAGAGACTATCTAGGTATAGAACTAATGACAGGACTCGGAGGATTTGATGGAGGATATGATATTGATTGGAATGGTTACAAAGCAGATGTAAAGTGTATGGAAAGAAAAGTAGATCCTAAAGACTATTATGTAAATAATGTCCTAGACACACAAATAGGATATATAGCTGATGCTTTTATATTTGCTTCCATAAATAGATTTACTAAAGTTCTTACAGTATGTGGATGGGTAACTAAAGAACAGTTTAAAGAAAAGGGTAACTATTATCCTAAAGGTACAATCAGAACAAGAAAGGATGGAACTACCTTTGAACTCTATGCAGGGAACTGGGAAATAGAGAATAGATATTTAAATGAGTTTAATTAAAAACAATAAAAATGAAACAAGTAGAAACAATAAATTTAAACAGAAAAGAAGTAGAGCAATTATTAATGCCACAAAACCTACTTCACTTTAATAGAAGTATATCTTTAAAGCACGCTAAAACTTTAGCAAAAAGTGTAGATGAAATAGGCATGTTAAGACTTCCAATTATAGGAGACTTATCAAAGATACCTAATCAAAAATCTAAATCAATAGTAGATGGTCAGCATTTATTAAAAGGATTTTTATTGAATAAAAAAAACAAAAACATAAGTTGTTTGGTTAAGGAATATGAAACAAAGCAACAATTAATAAATGATATTTCATTATTAAATTCAACTCAAAAAAGATGGAAGGATCAAGATTATTTAGATGCATGGTGTGAGTTTGGTCCAGACAATGTAAAATACTATCATAATTATTCTGATTTAAGAAATTTTTATGTTCAAGTATATAAGGGATTAACTATTGGAACTTTATTAAATATCTGGGCAAAAGACAAAAAAGAATTTAAAGTAGGAAGATTAACGTTTAACGATAGATCTTTAAGTAAAAACATATCCGAATTGTGTTACATTCTTAAAACTAAATTTAATAAGTCTTCATTTGCACAAGACGGAGTTGTAAAGGAAATGCAGGCAAACAAATATGATTATGTTAAACTAAAAGCAAGATTAATAACGTCACTAAACAATAATGAGGATAGAAACATGAAATCTAGAGAAGAGTTCAGAGAGTTTATTAGAATGGTATATAATAGAATTTAACAAATGATAAGTTTTTTTATTGTATTATTGATTAATCAAGTTATTTCAAGTTATGGCACACGGAGGAAAAAGACAAGGAGCAGGTAGAAAACCTAAAGCAGATGAGTTAAATCTAATAGAGAAATTAAGTCCATTAGAGGACGCTGCATATCAAGCTCTGAAAGCTGGAGTAGAAAAAGGAGACTTTAAGTATGTTCAGCTGTTTTATAATTACTACGCAGGTAAACCAAGAGAAACAAAAGACATAACTATAAACGAAGACACACCTCTCTTCATTGATTAATGAGAGTCAGAAAGACAATAGCATTTGACAAACTACTAAACCTAGACAAAAGAGTTAAGATAGTAAGAGGAGGAACTTCTGCTGGTAAAACTATTTGTATACTATCTATATTAATAGATCAAGCAATCAGAAACGCAGGAAGCGAGATAAGTGTAGTATCAGAATCAGTACCTCATTTAAGAAGAGGAGCATTAAAAGACTTTCTAAACATCCTAAAAGGATTAAACAGATATTACGAAGAGAAATACAATAAGACTAATTTAAAGTATACATTTAGTAATGGAAGTTATATAGAGTTTTTTTCTACAGACCAACCAGATAAGTTAAGAGGTTCTAGAAGAACAGATCTATTTATTAATGAGTGTAACAATGTTAGCTTTGAAGCTTACCAGCAATTATCTATAAGAACTTCTGGAGAGATATGGTTAGACTATAACCCAACTAATTTATTCTGGGTAGACAAAGAACTAATCAACACAGAAGACACAGACTTCATTACGTTAACTTACAAGGACAATAACGAACTTCCTGATAGTATTATCAAAGAAATAGAGAAAGCTCGTCTAAAGGCATCTAAAAGCTCTTATTGGGCTAATTGGTGGAGAGTGTATGGACTAGGTGAGATAGGAACACTTGAAGGAGCTTGTATTCCTGATTGGAAACAAATAGATGTAATACCACCTCATGCTAGGTTATTATGTCATGGATTAGACTTTGGTTATTCGGTAGACGAAGCAGCATTAGTAGCACTATACAAACTAGATGATGCATATATATTTGATGAAGTACTCTATAGAAAAGGAATGTTAAATTCACACATAAGTCAATACCTAAAAAATAACCAGATACTAGGAAGCTTATGGGCAGATTCAGCTGAACCTAAATCAATAGCAGAGTTAAATAGTTATGGTCATCAAGTATTTCCAGTTACAAAAGGAAGAGATAGTATTGTTTATGGTATTAACCTTATAAACCAGAACAATGTATTTGTTACACAAAGATCAAAGAACTTAATTAAAGAGCTTCAGGGATATGTCTGGATGAAAGACAAACAAGGTAACACACTACAAAAGCCCAACCCTATGTCTGGAGACCACAGTATTGATGCAGCACGTTATGCTTTAACCTCACAACTACAAGATCCTAATAAAGGAGAATATCATATATGGTAAATGTTAAAGAAATGTTAAAATTAATATATAATGTTGATTATTTGTTGAAAAGTTATATATTAGCTTCATAATTAATAAACAATTAAAACAACTAAATTAAAAATTATGAAAAAACAAACAATAAAAGTTTTATTAGAAACTAAAAATCCAACTGAAATTCTTGAAATAATGAGAAGTTATAAAGTAATGTTAAGTAACTATACTGAATTGTCAAGTACTGTTTTACTTACACTTAATGGTAAATATGAAGATTTAGAAAAATTATATAATGAAAATGACTTTGTAGATAGTTTTAGCCGTTTTGGTTACTCATTAGCAAATGATACTAAAGTTGATACTTCTGAATTAACTTTTGAAAATTATATAATATAATAA